GGCTAGAATACTTGTGGTCACTTCTCCCATAGCTTCTTGCGTTCTATGTACAGAGAAATAATATCCTCGAAGTTATCTGGTTTTCTTGGTGGGATTGTGCTGTAGATGTTGTATGCCTCGAAACATCTGTTCTCGTTATATACTTGTTCGCTTAGTTTCTGACATTCTCTTGCAGACTCGAGGTCGATAGTCAGCATGAGAATGATAGTGTGTGTCATCTTTTCTATCATAGTTATCTCCGCTGGTAAAAGCTAGGAGGTCTGGCAAGCAGAGCAGTATGACCTCCTAGCATGTTTTAGGATTAGTTTATTTGGAGAAAACTATGTTCCTAAAACGGTATTTCATCTGATTCTATACCTTTGTCAACACCATTATCGGATGACATTGCATTTTTATCAGTTAGCTTCATAGATAGAATGTTACCTTTTTCGGTCTGCTTGACCCAAGCGGCAACTCGTTTCTCTCCAGAAGAAATCTCAGCCACACCAGTAAAGGCTGGTGCGTTTGGTGTATCGCTGTTGTTATCCCAAAGCCTACCAACTTTGACATAGATGTCTCTGATCGTAGTACCATCAGGCATTACGTCTTTGACCATAGCTATACGTTTGGTTTCACCCTCATCATTGAGACTGCCAGTACCAACAAGCTTGATTTGATCGCTAGAACTATTGAAGATAGCTCCAGTATTCGTGTTATCATATTCCATATTACCTCCGTTAGAATGGATTGTTATCAGTCTTACCATTATCAGCATTGTATTTGTTGTCGTGCTTACCAAGAAACACATCAGCATCACAGCCTAGATGGGATAGACCTTTAGTTAAGGCATCAGTCAATGCCATTTTACCAGCGTCTTCTGCTGGTCGTTTCATATCCTTGTGCCAGAAAGTCCTAGTACCAGCAATAGGACCGAATGTATTCTCTGGTATCGTAGTCCAGATAGTTACCTTCGCAACAATAAGTATCATATCGTTAGCTGATGGGTAGTCATACTCTGCGTTGTATCCCCAGCCAACACCTACTGGTCCGAACATTCTTGTCATCTTCATGATCTGATATTGCGGATCAATAGACGTAAAGCTTCTCTGACCAAAAGAAACTTTCTTCAGATACTTGAGGTCGGATTGAGCAAGCGAGTTCCATACATCCATGTGTGCTTTTCTTTTCATAAGCTTTTCATGTTCCGCTTTTTCTCTTTGATATTCTGATTCTTCTTGCAGAAACCATTGGTCTCCATTTTTATCAACTCCTCCTAATTTTATCTTTGTACTTTTTTTTGGTTTATCTGACATTAAACTTTCTCCTTCTCTCTTTCTGTATTTAACCTAGCTAGCTTGGCAATCATTGTTATATCTTCTGGACGCATTTTAAATTTTTCAAACTCTTCTAATTTAAAATGTCCATTGTTTCTAACTATCATAGTAAAACCTTCATCTTCATGAATTTCAACTCTATGAATTGTTAGCCATTTACCTGACCATATTTCGCCATCTATTATTCTTTTACCTTTCATGCTTTCTCCTTTACTTTGATTGTTCTTCTTTTCTCGGTTATGTTTACAGATAATAAATCACAATCCATCTGGTATACATCTGGTGGTATGTGGCTCATCAATCTCTTCTTGGCTGACTCGTTCTTCTTTGCAGACTCAAGTGTGTCAACATAGTCATGCGCGTCTGACATCCACTCGTTGTCTCTGTTCATGTCAAGCTTGACCTTCCTATCGATGGTGATGCTTGAGATATCTGGGGTCTCCGCATCCCTATCGATAGGAGGTGACTTCTTGATTACATGTTCCCAAAACTGTGTGATCTTACCCAGCATGTTAGCGCAGTATACTGGATCAAAGCCAATGTGTTTTGACTCCCACTTGCTGTTACCAAAGATGACAGATAGAAAGCAACCATCTGGTTTATAGTCATGCTCCTCGCAATGCATGTTGTGTAGGTGCATGTAGAACTGTATCTGTGGCATGTATCTTTCGATAACATCAGTCATGTTTGTAAATGCATTGGTGTGCTTTGCTTCTACAATGTAGCTTTTCTTTTGGCTGTCTACACACATCATGTCTGCTGTACCTTTGAATGGTACATAGCCACCCTCGAACTTGAACTCCTTTTGAAGTATACGCTGAGTGCCAGCCATTGTATAGCCAGGTGAATGAGAATGTATCCACCAGTTGAGATTGAAATCCTCTGTAAATGCGCCGAGCTGAACAGCAAATACATCAGTCAGGTCTTTGGGTTCTACAAGCCCAATCTTCTCCTGATAGAGTTCAGCCCATTCTCCATTCATAATTCTGATAGCATCGGTGCCGCCGATGAAGCCTTGTCTTTCCATAGTTTTCTCCTTATTTATATGGCGATAATAGTATCACTTACGCAACTCGTCAACAAAATAATCAAACCTTTCGAGATAATATTTGCGTCTCTCTAGGTCTGTTTTAATCAGTCCGTATATATCCGAGTAGGGTGGAAGTATACGGAATGTTTTGATAGAGACATTGTATATGTGCATGATACAATCTGCTGGCATCTCTATCATATTCTCGATCATCATATCAACTCGCGCACTACACTCATCCATGCTTGTTTCGTATGGACGTTGAAACAAAAACTTCCAGCGAGTAAACAGCTGTCGTACTTTGTCCGGTCTATGTGGTGTTAGATACGCTTCGATGTTAGCCTTTGCAGCAATAGCATCTTCATGCTTGGTGCAAGATACATCAAGCATACGAATATCTACAGAGTTTAAAGTATTTAGTTCTCTCACAAGCTGTTCATTTGCTCTTGCTGGAGAACGAAACGATAGGAGGGTGGCGATGTTGCCATCCTCCTTGATAGGTACAATGTTAGTCAATGTCAAAACCCTCCTCTTTGAGCTGTTGTGCCAGCTCTTTTTGTTTTTCTAACAAGTCGATTTCTCTTTCTTGAAGAAAGATTATCATACGTTTGACTTCTGTTTTGCGAGACAGAATCTCTAAGTAATCTAAACGAGGATTGTTTGTTGTTTTACCTACGTTAAATTCTTTTTGTTTTGTCATAAGACCCTCCAATTATTTTTGTAAATGTTGATTCCCATACTCGGTCACTAATTATTACACAGTATCTAGGATCGCCAGCCTTACGTTTGCAGACTGCCATGTCCCTATCTTCAAGAAGATTGAATACGTTTGGAAACGAACTCTTATCTCGATACTTTACTTCTACAAAGAGAATCTGACCATCAATCTCGATAGTTAAATCCCCTTTGTATTCACCACCTAAACTGCCCGATAGTGGTTGCTTCTTTGTCTTTATACCTAACTGGTTAAATAGCTTTAGAAACCATCGTTCGTGGTAGCTTCCTTTTGCTTTATTTTTGCTAACCATGTATCCTCCCTATAGCATTTGTCACATATCAAACTGCTCCTATATAGAAAGACTACAAAGTATTGAGTCTGCTCACCACAAGCATCACACTTCTGCCATGCTCTTTGGACTTCTCCTTTATTTTTTTTGGAGCGTCGCAAGTTGTTCAATAGCTCTTTCAATCTTGATAGCAGTATCAAAGCGTAACTCTGTGCCTTTGAGTTGTCGATAGTATGTAGTCTTGGATAGTCCAGCCCAGTTAAATGCATCACGCAAACTGACCTTCTGATTCTCTGATTGAATAGTTAGCTGTTCCAAATAACTTTTCATAGAGTCTAGGGTTACTACGTTTTGCTTGCAAATACAAGTATCTATTGATTGTTTTTGTACCCAATGCGGTAATAAAATATTTTCTTACAAAGCTTGGTGCTTTTGCGTTGGCATAAAGTATCCGTTCATTATCGTGCATCTGTACTGATATGATAAATCCATAGCGATGCTCGAGCTGATGTAGTGTCGTGCTAATAGTTCCTTGCTTTAAGTCTGGTAGTTCCTTCCGAAAAGTAGAATATGATATTCGAGGAGGCTTTGGGTTTGACTTCTCTGTATATAGTTTTATTGTTGCAAGTATACGGACTTGATTAGACGTAAGTTTTTTCATTGTCATAGTATCCTTCAAACTGGGGAGGCTCCGACACCTCCCCTTTTTTTGTTATGGTTGCATCTTCTGTTCAAGAATGTATTCATAGACTTGATCCATCAACTCTTCCATAGGAACGTTGGCTGTCTTGATTCCTCTCTCGTCACAGAAGTTTAGAAGATCGATGCATGACATACGTTGAACGTAATCACTCACATCTTCTTTAAGTACCTCATTGGCTGGATGGGACATCAATTATTCCTTTCTCTTTGTCCTCTGTTGGAACATTCAATTCGTTACGAACATCATCAACGAAGTTGAATTGGTCTACGATATCTTTGAGTCTGTCATACACTTTCTCAAGATCGTATCGTGTACCAAACTGTGGGAAACGATCCGTGTCTTTTGATAATGCTTCATAGAAAAGCATATCTGATCTGAATCTTTCCTCAAGTGTTTGTGTTTTCTTTGTCATTAGAATAGTTCCTTCTGTTGTGGTTCATCACCTAGTTTTTGTTTTAAGCCTGACAGAAACTCCTCATTGCTTGTTGGTTCATCGCAATGAGTTGTGCCGCCGTAATGTTCTGATTTGCGCGCCAGCATATACGAGCGATACCCAGTTTCTGTCAGTGGACTCTTTACTTGATTACCATTTACATCGGTTACTGTGAGTTCGAAGTGATCAACTACATAGGGCATACCATGCTCTGAATAGTTGAGATAGTCACGACAAACTCGTACACTGTGCGTCAAGGAGTGCCACACAAATGTTCCTACATCCTCACAAGATTTTTTCATACTTCTTGTAGTCCTTCTGCCAGTATGGTTTCTGTCTTGGAGATGATTCTTGACCAGCAAGTTCTGCATTGTACTGGTTGTTGATTTCTTTTTCGTAATGTTCTCGGAACATATACCTTGCAAAGTGAACTCCGTTTTTTGTTTCTCGGATTGCAATGATGTCTGCTCCTCGCTGGTTGAGATCATGTACTCTTGATGCTAGTCTACGGCATCCGAAAGCCAAAGCATCTTTGTCTGTAATAGAACCATGCAAGCGTATACATGCCAGAACTAATCCGCATTGTGTGTTTGCTCTTGGTTCGTTGAAGTAGTCTCGACCTATGTCATACTTCTGTAGGTCTTCCATATTTACATGAGTTATATCTACCATCAGTTTACCTCCGTTACTGTTGTGGTGAATTGTAAGTCTTTGACTGGTGAGTCAGGACCACTCTCGATATGTATGTCAAGAGTGCGGCATAACTCTGGAGCATACACGCGCTCGATTGTGCTGACGACTTTACCACTCTTGTCATAGAACTTGAGTGTGTAGTCATCACGCCAAGTTAGATCAACATCGACACGACCTTTGTGTATGAATCCATTGGTCTCCATTTTGATACCAGCTCTACGCTCTTTGGTTTCCGGTAGTGCATGGCAGTTGTGACCGACAATAACTCCCCAGCAGTTCATAGCATTAGGGTCTGCATACTGAATCTGCTTCAGGATTTCTTTACAATAGTATAAGGTTTCGTTTGTCATAGCTTTCTCCATTTATAATTATAGTTAAATTAAGTAATAAAATCAACTAGTTAAATTACTGACCAGTCATTCGTTTCTTCATTGCAAGCAACTGGCTCTTGGCTGTCTCATCGAGTGAGCTACCCTGACCGAAGCGATGATTGCGTCGTCTTTCGATCTCATTGTTAGCCCATATCAATCCGCATTTCACACTGCAGAAGTTGCCAAACTTCATGATGTATTTACCAGTGTAACATTCAGTTACATAGTAAACCTTGCCATCATCTGAGTTACGTGGGGTTTCTTTTTTGATCGGTAGATTCCCACGATATTTTTCTCCAGGCTTTGTGCCATAGAATGTTTTCTTCTCAGCTTGTGCTGGTCGCTGACAATTATAGCAACGCACTTTGTGAGATATAATTTTAGGATTAGATTGATCATCGTGTCGCATTTAGATTACTCCCTTGATAAAGATACCAAGCTACACCAGCCATCATAGCATCGGCAAGCTTGTAGTATGTTCTTGATCGGTTATGTTTCAAACAGCAGACTTCATACATAGGTTTTTTGTTTTCGTCATAGGTATCCCATATTTGAATGTCACCATCTTTCTTTAGTCTGTAATATTCAACACTCGTTAACTCACTATCATACATACAATCCACACCATAGTGCTTATATATTTCAAATAGCTTTAACATAGTCTCCTCCTTTTTAATTATGTTAGTCCGAAGAACACATGGCTTTCCAAGCGTCAAGGTCGGCGAAGCCGCCGAAGGGAAACCTTTACGCGAGATGGAAAGACCTGTGTTATCGGAAAACATTTTCATTGACGTTTATTTTGTTTCATTTGGTCATAAGTCGTGAAGCAATCTCGCGCCAACACCTAGTCACCCCAGTGGATCACCGAAGGTGATTAGTTAGCGCGATAGCATATATTTCGCGAAGCGCAGATTAGACGCTGTCAGGCTGGCATTTAAGGGCATGGCATTGGGAGCCTGACAGTGTGCAACTCCCAGCCGACGAAGGAGGCTGGGAGTTGTGACAAGTTTAGATTGCGAACAACAATACTGTCAGTAGAATTAGACTCATGAAGATCAAGAAACCTGATAAGGTATCAAGTATTTTCCAGAGTATAGATTTGTTTTGACGATCATATCTTTTGTACATTATTCTGATCCTTTCTTTGGGCAGTGAATGATATTACTTAGGAAGTCTCCAAAGTGTTCAACGATTGAACCGACAGAGTTTCCAAGTCCGAGAGCTTCATAGGTTGTGTTGCCATTTTCATCTTGGTCAACTATGTACTCTCTGAATTTTTTGTAGTGTGATTTGTGAGCATTGAGAGTGAGAATATATCTCAAGGCTTCTGTGAATCTTGGTTCGATGTATGCAAGATCTTCATCCGTTGCGAAACCTTTCGAACCGATTTGGTTATCCATTGATTTGAGTGCAAACATGCAGTCTTCTAGGTTTGCAATTGCTTCAGCATAATTTGTTTCTGATATATACATTTGTAACTCCTTGATTAGTAGAGCCGACTCCGAAGAGCCGACTCTTGTTGATGTAACCTACAGTTCTAGTTCTGTAGATGCTTGAGCTTTGAGACCAAGAGTCTTTTTGATCTCGTTAGCTCTTGCAGTTTGATCTTCCTTTACCTTAGTGGCAAAGTGTTGCTCAACCTTTTTGATAGTCTCAGGCTTGATGTAGATGTCACCGTCATTTAGTTTCATGTACCATGACTCTATCCAAGCTTGAAACATCTTCATCTTTACAACTGTCTCTGAGTTGTAGTTGATGCGATCCTGTCTGTGATTAGCTTGAATATCATCTAGTTTATCATCAGCCAATGACTCGTCCAGATTGCTCTGATCTTTCATGATCATCTGCTCAAGTCCAGTGATGGAGTTATAATTATCCATGCCAGTTGAGTTCCATAGATACTTTGGAAGTAATCTTTTGAAGCCATACTGTCCGATTGGAACCATCTCGTCAGACTCGATGTACTCGTCATCGCCAATGCGCTTCTTGTGAACATGAGTCTTTTTACCAGCTGGATCTGCATCAACATCGAACTGAAGATCATGTGGATTGTACCATTGACCCTCTCCTTCAAAGAACCATTCGATGTGTGCAAGCGACTTACCGATGTCCATCTCACCGAACTGCTGATCCAGATCTTTCTTGGATTTATGCATCTTACTTATCGATGGAGATATGAACTTGGTACGAAAACTAGACAATTGAGAAGTACCAAACCTCAAGAGCTTTTCACATTCAGTTACAATTTTAGATAGATTAGACATTACTGTCTCCTTTCAAGTTAAGTTAAAATTTGATAATACGTACACTATTTAATCAAAAACAATGACCAATCCAGAACGAGAACCGATGGCTTGTACAAGGATGCCGACAAGGGAAAAGCGAGGAGACAAATCTACCTGTCGAGGAGTATTTTCCAAACAGGTCTTAGGTATGGTTGGTTCGGTAAAAGACCTGTTTCTGTGTCGGCATGGCGCTTGCGCCACAAAGGAAAATCTCCCAGAATGATCAGGCGGCACACCAGCAATAGTTGTGCGTAGAAAGAGTTCGTTCCGCTGTGCCGAGAACCAACAGCATCATTTTCCGCAGTCCTTGTGCAAGACACCCCTTTTGGGGTCTTGATCGGTTTTCGTTATGGGGAAGCGCATAGCGTAAAGCGTTGTTGCGCTGGGCAATTGGTGGGTCTTTTTTTTATTGATTTATAGATGAGTCGTTAGGTGAGTAAAGGCTGGTTCTTCACAGTCTTTACTTGCCGACCTCTTTTGAGCCACCCTTCAATGTGCGTCTATCATGCACATTGGGAAACGTAGTTTCGATGCGACCACAGAAGCAAATCATAAGGGTGGTGAATTAGAGGGAACGGTGGACGTTAAGAACTGATACGGACAGAGCCATGTGGATGGTAGGCATGTCGTCTTCATCATGCCTTGCGTCCACATACAGCGGCATCTTGTCTGAATGATAAAACTTTTCAGTCTGAAGTTTTTCGACTGCCGTTCGAGTACGGCATCGCATTATCAATGCAATTGATTCGTGGTGTGCTGACGAGACAGCACGTCCGATACAGCGCGATAGAGAGTGAGCATTACAGCGTATTTTACTGGCTCCAGCCAGCTTGAACACTAGTGTTTAAAATACGATGGGATGTCACTCTTTTTGTAGAATATGAAATTAATGTATTGACAAGTAGACAGAAAATACGGCACAGTTGACGGCATGACACTTGTGAAGATAACCGAGAAACAGAAGAAGCTGGTTGATACGTTAGTAGCAAAAGGATGCAGTATCAAACAGGCAAGTGATGAAGCTGGATACGCAAAGGGTGAATCAGGTAGAGTAACTGCTAGCAA